CATACTGCATCCGGACCTGTTGGACATACTGTATCATTTCAGATCACACAATCCAGACCTATGGCTGTACCTACACACCAATGGTGGACTGCATGATGAGAACTACTGGCGTTCCGTGGGCCATGTGATTGGCTCGCAGGGTCAGATAGACTTTGGCATAGATGGACTGGAGGACACACTGGACATATATCGCCAGGGAGTGGACTACAAAACCGTGATAAGGAATGCCCGTGCATTTATCTCTGCAGGCGGCCGTGCCCAGTGGAATTTCATAGTGTTTCGCCATAACCAGCACCAAATTAGCACAGTACAGAAGCTGGCAGATGAATACGGTTTTAATCATGTGTTAATACGACGCACAGGGCGTTTCTATGATTTCACCAAAAACGAGGAACAAAAATACTGGCCAGTGGCCGGAGCAGATGGCAACACTGCCAGGCTGTTGGAACTGCCCGACGATGAACGATATCGCAATCCTTCCACCCAGTCCATTGCAGACATCGAAGAGGAACATGGTGATATGCGATCATACTTTGACCAGACACCCATTGACTGTGATGCACTGCACGGACGCAAGGTCACCATCAATGCACAGGGATTGGTGTTGCCCTGCAACTTCTTCAATCACAATCTGTATGACAGGCGTTTCCATGAATCGGATTATTCACCTGGTGCCAATCCACTGCATGGTCAGGGCAAGGACAATCAGATAAGAAAACTGGTTGACAAGTACGGTGAAGATAGTTTAAACTTATACAAAACAGATCTACAGGTCATATTTGAATCTGGCTTCTGGCAGGAGATAGTGGACTCATGGTCCAAGACACTGGCTGAAGGCCGTATATTTGAATGTGCCATGACTTGTGGTCGCAAATTTAACAAGGTATGGGATCAAAATGAAATGGATAGTAACAGGCGGAAACAGAGGGCTGGGGCGTAGGCTGGTCACTCACTTTGGTGCACAGTCACTGAGTCGTGTGAACGGTTACGACATCACCCAACACGCCGAACTAATTGCAAGGGAATCACTGAAGGCAGATGTGTTTGTGAACAATGCATTTGATGGACCACCACACGAACCATGGGCCAACTTTGGACAGGTACAGGTGCTGATGGCAGTGTACAAACAATGGCGTGAATGGAAAAAGACAGGATACATCATCAACATAGGATCCGTGGGATCACACTATTGGTCCAAGCCGGAGCCAGACTTTGAAACATACAGGGTGGCCAAGGCGGCACTGGATCATGCTTCTGCACAGTGTACCATGGCGTTCAAGGAAAACTCTGTGCCATTCAGGACCACTCTGATAGTGCCAGACAGGCTGGACACACCAGTGGTTCGCACCAGGGAAACATACACAGGCAATGCCATATCAATGGATGATATCTGCACATACTGTGAATGGTTGGTATCCACTGCACCCAACACGGTCATAGAAAAAACAGTGATGTGGTGCAACCTGCGTCACACCAAGCCCAAAGAAACACAGTCATGAAGATATTGATAATGGGATTACCAGGATCCGGCAAGACAACCCTGGCCAAAGAGCTGGTCCGAATGTTGGATGCCGTGTGGCTGAACGCAGATGAGGTCAGGAAACAGGCCAACGATTGGGACTTTTCCGATGAAGGAAGAAGGAGACAGTCTGAGCGTATGCGGACCATGGCACAGGAGGCCCTGGATCAAAACAGAACAGTGGTAGCAGATTTCGTGTGTCCCACGGAGGAAACAAGAAAACAGTTTGATGCTGACTACACCATATGGATGGACACCATCCAGGAAGGCAGATTCGCAGATACCAACAAGGTGTTTGAACAACCCTCAAAGTATGATTTCAAGGTCACACACATGGAAGCTCGTATGTGGGTACATTTGATCAGGCAGGACATAGATGACAAAATGGGATAACAAGAAACCAACTGCACAGATGCTGGGCAGATGGCAACCATGGCATGGTGGACACCAAAAACTGTTCGAAGAGATACTGAAGAAAACAGGACAGGTCAACATCATGGTCAGAGATGTGCAGGGTGTGGATGACAATCCGTTTGATTTCGAAACCGTGAAACACAACATCGAAACAGCATTGGCTGAATACAAAGGACAGTTTATCATCACACTGGTGCCCAACATCACCAACATCTGCTATGGCAGGGGAGTGGGTTACAGGATAGAAGAAATAGTGTTGGATGAAGCAACACAGAAGATCTCAGCAACCGACATCAGAAAGAGGATGAGGTCTGAAGGTCGATTATGATAGATCATAATCGCATTATAATAGTGGACTTTGGTTCACAGGTCACCAAGCTGATTGCCAGGCGCATCAGAGAAAAGCGAGTGTACTGTGCAGTGGTGCCTTATCACAGGGTCACACACGACACATTTGAACACGCCGCAGGCATCATCATGTCCGGTGGTCCTGCATCAGTGAATCAGGACAATGCTCCAGAATGTGCACCAGTGTATGATGCAGGTTTGCCCATACTGGGTATATGTTATGGTATGCACAGGATGATACAGGATGCCAGAGGCAATGTGGAAATGAATCCACACACCAGAGAGTTTGGTGCCAGAAACATTGAACTCCGAGATACCTGTGAACTCACGGATGGTGTGTACTTCAGAGGTGAAAGATACCAGGTATGGATGAGTCATGGTGACACAGTCACGGAACTGCCTCCAGAATACAGGGTCATATCAGGCTCTGCTGACACACCCAACATCATAGCAGGACCCCAGGATCGTTACGGTGTGCAGTTCCATCCAGAAGTCGTACACACCCAATATGGTGACAGACTGTTGCGAAACTTTGTGTTTGATATATGCGAATGCAAGGCCACATGGCAATCCAAAGAAATCAAGGAACAACTGATTGATCAACTGAGACTGGACATAGGCACTGGAGAAGTGCTGTGTGCCCTGTCCGGAGGAGTGGACTCCATGGTCACTGCCGTGCTATTACACAAGGCCATTGGCCGACAATTAAAGTGTGTGATAGTGGACACAGGCCTGATGCGACTGAATGAAGTCAATGATATCGTCCGACTGTTTGCACAGGAGTATGACATTGATCTGCAGGTGATCAATGCACAGAAACAATTCCTGAGAAAACTGCGTAATGTCACAGACCCTGAACGCAAACGCAAGGCCATTGGCAGAGAGTTCATCAGGCTGTTTGAACAACACGCACCCAATGTGCCATATCTGGCACAGGGCACACTGTATCCTGATGTGATAGAATCACAGTCAGCCACGGGTGATGCAGTTACCATCAAGTCACATCACAATGTGGGAGGACTACCAGAACACATGGACATGAAACTGATAGAACCATTGAGAGAACTGTTCAAGGATGAAGTGCGTCAGTTGGGTCGAGCATTGGACATACCTGAACACTTTGTGGACAGGCATCCCTTTCCTGGACCAGGACTGGGCATCAGAATACTGGGTGCAGTCACGGAAGACGCAGTCAAGATATTGCAACAAGCAGATCACATATTCATCAGCAAGTTGCGAGAATATAACTTGTACAACAAGATCTGGCAGGCGTTTGCAGTGCTGTTACCCCAACGCACAGTAGGGGTACAAGGTGATGCCAGGACTTATGAACAGATATGTGTGTTACGAGCTGTGACTTCGCAAGATGGCATGACAGCAGATGCTTATCCGTTTGATCCAAACTTTGTGCAAGAGGTCAGCAACGAAATAATTAATAAAGTGCAAGGTATCAACAGGGTGTGTTATGATTACACATCCAAACCGCCGGGCACTATTGAATTTGAATGAGCACATGGACATATCAGGGCAAACCTGTTGAACACATAGATCCTGATTACGAAGGCTTTGTGTATCTAATCACCAACACAGTGGACCACAGAATGTATGTGGGCAAAAAGCTGGCCAAGTTTAAAACCACCAAGCCACCACTCAAGGGTCGCAAAAACAAAAGGCGTGGAAAGAAAGAGTCTGATTGGCGTGAGTACTGGGGATCATCTGATCACCTCAGTGCAGATGTTGAGCGATTGGGCGAAGACAAGTTCACCAGAGAAATACTATATATGTGCAAGAGTCGTGGCGAAATGTCATACCTTGAAGCACGAGAACAGTTTGAACGCAGGGTGCTGGAAACTGATTCATACTACAACGGCATAATAAATGTGCGTGTGGGTGGATCCAAAATACTGAGAGAGCGATTACAAGAACAATGTTTGCATATGAAACAACCAAAGTCCTAGACATTGAATTGACCAACAGGTGCAATGCAGGTTGTCCACAATGCTCCAGGCACATACCAGAATTTGGCTTTGACGAATCCAAGCACGCCACTGACATCACGCTGGCCAATATGCAGGCTTGGTTCACTGAACAGGACATTCGACACTTCAAAAAATTGCAGTTCTGTGGCAACTTTGGTGATCCCTGTGCGTCCAGAGACCTGGTCCGGATCATTGAATGGGCCAAGTCCGTCAATCCTGACATCACCATAGGCTTCAACACCAATGGTTCCATTCGTTCACCTCAATGGTGGAGTCGCATGGCTGAGCTGTTGAACTCGGAAAAGGACTATGTGATATTCTCCATAGATGGGCTGGAAGATACCAACGAACGATATCGCATAGGCTGTGCATGGCACAAGATCATGAACAATGCTCGTGCATTCATCAAAGCCGGAGGTCGTGCCCATTGGGATATGCTGATATTTGATTACAACCAACACCAGATTGATCAATGCCGCACACTGGCATCCGACATGGGCTTCAGGTTTTTTAGGACCAAGGCATCATCCAGAGGAGTGTATGAATGGTGGCACAAGTATTTTCCACACACACCAGACAATCTGGAACATGATTACACACCACACACTGACCCAGACACCATAGACATCAAATGTTTTGCCACCGCAGAAAATTCGGTGTACATCACCTGCACTGGATTGGTCCTTCCGTGTTGTATGCTGGGTAGCCGGATCTATCTTGACCAGATATCTGAAAATTTTCCTGAGCTGTTGCAACCGGATAATATATCATTGAAGCACCGAGCTTTTCGTGAAGTGTTTCCAGAATTACATTCATTGGCTCAAACCTGGCATACCAAAACACCATATGATCGTTGCGTAGAGATGTGTAACTCTAAATCGCTGTGCAAGGATATGTGGCAAACTGAAGTACAATTTTAGGCAATATATGTCAAATGTGGGGGCACCTTTGAGACTGTATTCGTACGGTCGGACCTAGGTAGACAACAGGCAAAATGATGATGGCTCTGTGAAAAAGTTACAACCATCGCCCATAGGACACGGATCAAGTGTGTCACTAGGGTACCGTTGCGAGACGAGGCCAAAGTAGGAGGTACAGAGCAACCGCCTCCGTGCTGTGAAGCAATCTTAGACTTGATTGACTGCTATAACTCAGATGAGACTATCAGAACAACCTTTGCCCGGCAACGGGCGAGGTATGACCACTCAATCTAGATGAGCCAGTCTAAAGAAATAGATATATGTGATGAGCGAAAGCGAAAGCACAGACTTCGTAAGAAGTCTTTATCTAGTCTTGCAATCTTCGATGATTGCCTTTCTTTCCTTTTCTGAGATGTACAACCATTGTGCTATTTCGGATTCATGCCTTTTGCAACCCACACAGAAACCATTCCATATGTCACACACAGCAATACAGTTTGTTGAAACTTTGGGCATTAGAAAAATGGCAGTTTGGATTTTTTAGTGGTTTCTAGGTTTTCTTTGATTATCTGATTGATAGCAGATCGTTCGTCTGATGACATCTGCATGACCTCGTTGTAGGTCACTCCACCACGCATGAACCAGGTCATCTTCAGTGATTCTGTTTTGATTGTTTTGACATCCTTTTCATATGACTCCACCAGCGAGGCAATCTCGTCAGGAGGCAGTGTCAACAGCCTCATACGAAAAAATTTGACATATCCAGTGTAAACGGCTGTTCGTATTCGTTGCCGCAGTCTTCCTCACGGCACTTGATCTTCAGTGGCTTGATCTCCGATGCAGACTTGATCACCTGTAGATGTGCCTTGATGGCATCAAACACCTTGCGATCCGCGTTGACCAAAAACTCCTTGATGTGCTGGGTATCCGTGACCATGTCATCGGCTACCTTGATGGTGTGTATGGCCTGTGACATACCCTGTATGGTAACTTCGGTGATGGCTCTCAGTGCATCTGATATTTCTCGGACCCTGTCTTCATCAGTTTCCTGCTGTTTCATCTGCATGGCCTTCTGCTGTTCAAAACTTCGCTGTGATGTTTCGTTGATTTCCTTGTAGGTCAATGGCTTGAAGTATATCTCCATGTCACCCATGGTCAGTGGCGTGCCATAGTCTGCCATCTTGTATTGGTCAATGACCACACGAAGGTCCTGCACAAAGTCTGAATCCTTTTTGCATTTGGGACACTTTGAGGTGATTTCCATGTCATGTCCGTATGATGCAATCTTCACAGCAGTCAACAGCATATCCAGATCAATGGATGAAATCTGCCAAGGGTCCTTGATGTTGGGCACACAGGATCTAAATATGTTGATCACTGCTGACCCGTTGAACAATGCGTCCGGTGTTCTGCTGGTAATCTCATCCAAGGCTGTCATAGGATAGATTGGTAGCTCACCGTTAGCAGGCATATCAATGACTCCTGGAGCATAGCCCTGTCCACCCGAAGGTAGCTTGACATAGATTGCAGGTTGTCTGAAATACTTTTCCAGTGGATTCCTGGAGATTGGTGGTTGTTGTTCTGCCATGTTTTCTTGCATATAAATATAATAGTACTTATGGACCCAAAATATGGATGAACAAGAAATAGAACAGACGATACGAACAGCCATGCAAGAGATTGCAGACCTGGGCACAGTATCAAAAGACACAGCAGACAAACTGGACGATATTCCTGTACAGCTCAAAAGAGCCATGCAGGATGTATCCAGAAGCCTGGGCGGACTGGGCAATGAAATAGCCAGAGGCGAAGCAGGATTCAAAACCATGGACTTTGCCATAGATGCTGTCACGGGCTCATTGGGTGGCTTGGCCTCCATGATACCAGTGGTGGGCAAAGGGCTACAAAAGATAGCAGAGACGGCCGGTACAGGCTTCAAGCTGTTAAATGAGAGATTGATGACATCCGTGACCACTTTCCAGCAAGTGGCCAAGACAGGTGCCATTGGTTCTGGCGGATTAGAACAGTTTACAAAAGCGGCCATTGGTTCCAACCTATCATTATCACAGTTTCAAAAGGTAGTCACAGACAATTCCAACACACTGGCTAACTTCAGAGGATTGACTTCTACTGGTGCCAATGCCTTTTCAGAAATCATAGGTGAACTGACACAGGGCGGCACAGGAAGAGATCTAAGAGCACTGGGATTTTCGGCAGAAGATTTGGGCGAAGCCGCAGGATCATTGTTAACACTAGCTACCAGAACAGGTATGTCACAAAGAATGAGCAACACGCAGTTGGCTCAAGCATCTGCTGATTATGCCAAGGAACTGGATGCACTGGCCAAACTGTCAGGTGAAGAAGTAGATACCATAGCGGCCAGAAACAACGCCATGCTAAATGAAACAAGATTCAGGGCCAGACTGGAACAACTAGGACCTGAAACATCCAGAAGCATACAGAATTTTACCAACCAGCTGTCAAGATTTGAAGGTGGTGAAGTCATAGGCAGAGCAGTCAGAGATTTATTTGCCACAGGTGGCGTGCCCATATCAGATGAATCCAGAGCATTGGTACAAGCAACCGGTGGTGGTGTCACAAGAATTATCCAAGGTCTGGAATCAGGTGCACTGACAGTAGGACAGGCCAATGCACAACTGCAAGATCAAATACAACAGTCATTGCCGTTCATACAGTCACAGGCCAGGTTCCTGGGTGATTCAAACTTCCTGACACAACAGACTGTGGGCCTGTCAGAGATAGCCAATGCCAACCTAGGAAGGAACGGAGAATTACTAGCAGAAGCCAACAGACAACAAGAATTACAACTGAGTGGAGCAGACAAGCTCACAACATCGGCAGTTGAATCGCAAAGAGCTTTTGAAGCCTTGAACAGAGAAATTGACATGGTGACAATCAACTTCCTGCCTGCCTTTGCTGGTATATTGGAAACCAGTGCCAAAGGCATACTGAAGGCAGTGAGAGCGGCCACAGGTGCACTGGGCATAGATGAAGCTGATATATTCACAACCATGGACACAACGGAACCAATGAGTGCAGTGGAACAGGACAGGGTCGAAAAGCAGAAACAAAATTTGAGCAGTTTCCTGGAACGCAAAGGCATAGAAGCCACTCCAGAAAATATCAAGATACTGAAAATGTTTGGTGCTTACCAAGGTTCTCAAATGATACAGGATCCTGGTCGTGAACTGGGTGGTACCAATATATTAGGGTTTGGACCAGATGCAGGACTGAGAAGGATCGTGGAAAGACAGACAGGCACAGAGTTACCTGCTGATGCCACTGTGCAGGATGCACTGAACACTGTGAGCAAGGCACAGATACCCGGCTTCCAGGCAGGCGGTGTGGTTGCAGGACCCAAGACAGGTTACACCACCATGTTGCATGGCACAGAAGCAGTGATACCCATGGACACAGGACAGACCAGCATACCAGTGGAGCTCAAGGGCATGAACAACTCCATGAGCCAACAGATGGGCATCATGAAACAACAGCTGGACAGATTGGACTCCATGGTACAGATGTTGGGCAGATCCAACAGGGCACAACAGGATATGTTGCAGTCTTCTTACTCATAATGGTTGACAGCTCACAAAAAAACATTTAATATAAGGCTTCAATAAATATTGCTATGGCTACTTGGAAAAAACATTTTAAAATAACAGAATCCAGAACGGACGGTTCACTGAGCCCGATATCGGGCATGAACATGGATCCCAACTATCAACCCAGACCATCACACTCAAACTACCAATCAAGGTTACCTGAGGTATATTCTGGTCATCCCAACAGGATAGAAAGATACAACCAGTTTGAGTCCATGGACATGGATTCGGAGGTCAATGCGTGTTTGGACATCATTGCAGAGTTCTCCACACAGAACAACAATCAGAACTCCACACCGTTTGAAGTCAACTTCCATGACAAGCCCACCGATCACGAAATAGAAATAATCAAGAAACAGTTACAGCAATGGTGTAAGCTCAATGAAATGGACAAGCGAGCATTCAAGATATTCAGGAACACCATCAAGTACGGAGATCAGGTATTCGTCAGAGATCCAGAAACATTTGAACTGTACTGGGTGGACATGACCAAGGTCAAGAGAGTGATCGTCAACGAATCAGAAGGCAAGAAACCAGAACAGTACATCATACAGGACATCAATCCAAACTTTGAGAATTTGACGGTGGCCGCCAAGTCAACATATGATGCAGGCGTGAACTCACCACCAGCAGGTGGACTGAGCTATCCACAGTCAGGCACATACACTGCACCAAACTCTGAAATGGGTGCAGGATCAAGATTCCAGCTGGGCCAATCAGAAATGTGCATAGATGCCGCCCATGTGTGTCACATATCATTGTCAGAAGGTCTGGACTATCATTGGCCGTTTGGTGCTTCGATACTGGAGAACATATATAAAGTGTTCAAACAAAAAGAATTACTGGAAGACGCATTATTAATATACAGGGTACAAAGGGCTCCGGAAAGGCGTGTGTTTAAAATAGATGTGGGCAATATGCCATCACACATGGCCATGTCGTTCGTGGAGAGAATCAAGAACGAAGTACACCAAAGGCGTATTCCTACCAGGGAAGGTGGGTCAACCAACATGGTGGATGCCACATACAATCCTTTAAGCATGAACGAAGACTACTTCTTTCCAACCACTGCAGATGGCAGGGGTTCATCGGTGGAAGTGTTACCAGGTGGACAGAACCTGGGCGAAATAGACGATCTCAGATATTTCAACAACAAGCTGGCTCGTGGACTGAGGGTACCATCATCATATCTACCATCAGGTCCTGATGATTCGGTACAACAGTTGACTGACGGCAGGGTGGGCACAGCACTGATACAGGAATACAGATTCAATCAGTATTGTACCAGACTGCAGAGCCGTATGTCAGACAGGCTGGATCAGGAGTTCAAGATGTTCGTGAAGTTCAGAGGCTTCAACATAGACTCTTCCATGTTTTCCATCAAGTTCAATGCACCACAGAACTTTGCATCATACAGACAGGCAGAACTGGATCAGCAAAGGGTACAGATATTTGGTGCCCTGGAGGCAGTGCCTTACATGAGCAAAAGGTTCCTGATGAAAAGATTCCTGGGCCTTGAAGCAGAAGAGATGCTGGAAAATGAACAGCTATGGTCAGAAGAGAAGGACAAGATGGATGAAACCAATGTGTCCGGTGACCAACTGAGGCAAGTGGGCATATCCCCTGGAGACATTGAAGCAGACATCGACACTGCTGATGCAGTGGGTGTGGATGCCGCGGCCGGTGAAGCGGATGCTGACGCAGGTGCTGACATAGACGCAGAAGCAGGTACCGACGAAACTTAATAAATAGAATTATGATAGTCAACGAAGTATATAAGTCATATCCTGGGTATCAGGACAGAGCAGATGACAACTCAGCAATCAAGCTGGGTGACCTTCGCAAGACTCGTTTGACACTAAAACAGATCAACAAACTCCGCAAAATGAACGATGTTCGATCGTTTGAAACGGCCAATAAGGTCAAAAAGATCCAAAATCAGTACGGAAATGCTGGAAATACTCCAGCTTTATAAATAAGTCTAGCACATTCAATAAATTATATTGGTATATTTTGAGCATTAATATACCCACATTAAATTTATTAATGTAAATAAAAGTATCTAGCACCGAGGAGGTAACGGACTATGAATAAATTTGAACAACTGATCGAGTATATCATCAATGATGAGGAAGAAAAAGCTCGTAATCTGTTCCATGAAGTAGTCGTTGAAAAGTCGAGAGACATATACGAAAACTTAATGGCAGACGAAGAAAAGAACACCGTCGAAGAAGAAACTGCTGACAAAGTAGAAGAAACCTTAGACGAGACTTCTGAAGAAGAAGTTGAAGAAGCACCTATGGACATGAAAAAGAAAAAGTCCATGGAAGCACCTATGGACATGAAAAAGAAAAAGTCCATGGAAGCCACTGATGAGGCAGTTGATGCCATTGACTCAGATGAAGAAGTAGGTGGAGACGCCGCTGATGATCTAGTTGATGAAATCGAAGCTGATGAAGAAGGCATGGCTTTAGAAGGTGAACACGACGAAGACAAGCCAGAAGACTTGGAAGATCGTGTAGTTGACCTAGAAGACAAACTAGATGAACTAATGGACGAATTCGAATCCTTCATGAAAGACGAAGAAGGATCAGAAGAGCCAGAAGAAATGCCAGAACCAGAAATGCCAGAAATGGAAGGTGAAGAGCCTGAAGTAGAAGGTATGATGCCTATGAAAAAGAAAAAAATGGGCATGGAAGGCGAAGAGTCTGAAATGGAAGAAGCAGTAGAAGAATCTGCTGACAAAAAAGCGATAGCGGAAAAGGCTGAACTAAAGCCTGCTAAAGCTGATCACTCAGATGGCACTGACCCAAAGGGTAAAGCATCACCTACTTCTAAGAAAGGTGGAGCACCTGTTGGATCATCAAAGGCTCATTCAGCTCAGACTAGTGAAGAAAAAGGCGGATCTACTCCACCATCAAAAGACATGAAAATGGGAACAGAACCAAACATGAAACCAGTTTCTGCAAAAAATGATGATGGTACTGACAAAGCTAGTAAGTCTAGCCCAATTAAATCAGTATAGATTAACTTTATTTTCATTCAGGAGGAGCAATGAAAGGACTACTACAAGAACAACTAACATTTGACAAAGCTCAGATTGTGACAGAAGCATCGGAAGATGGCAAAACTCTGTACATGAAAGGTATATGTATCCAGGGCGGAGTCAAGAATGCCAATGAAAGAGTGTATCCAGTGACTGAGATCAACACAGCAGTGAATACATTAAACAAGCAAATCAATGGCGGATTCAGTGTGTTAGGTGAAGTAGACCATCCTGAAGACTTAAAGATTAACTTGGACCGTGTGAGCCATATGATCACAGAGATGTGGATGGATGGTGCAAACGGTTATGGTAAATTAAAAATCCTACCAACACCAATGGGTAACCTGGTTAAGACCATGGTAGACTCAGGTGTTAAGCTCGGTGTTTCCAGTCGAGGCAGTGGCAATGTAGCTGAATCCACTGGAACGGTTAGTGATTTTGAAATCATCACTGTAGATGTGGTGTCTCAACCATCGGCGCCAAATGCTTACCCAACTGCAATATATGAAGGATTGATGAATATGCAATACGGACATAGAGTGTTGGAAATGGCAAAGGAAGGTGGGGATGCTAAAATACAGAAATTCTTGAAGGACCAAGTAACTAGGTTCATCAAGGAACTTAAACTATAAAGGAGATTGCTATGCAAGATGCATTAAAACCTTTACTTGATAGCGACGCATTAAACGAAGAAACCAAAACTGCTATCACACAGGCGTGGGAAGCAAAGTTGGAAGAAGCGAAAGATGAGTTAAAGGGTAAATTCCGCGAGGAGTTTGCAAGTCGTTATGAACATGACAAGAAAAACATGGTTGAAGCGATCGATAATATGGTTACAGAAAGTCTTACTAAAGAAATTGAAAAGGTGAAAGCTGAATCAAAATCTTTATCAGAAGATAGAGTAAAGTTCACTGCCAAGATGAAGGAGAAAGCTGAAAAGTTTGATAAGTTCCTGGTATCTAAGCTGGCAGAGGAAATGAAAGATCTTCGTCAAGATAGAAAGTCTCAACAATCAGCTCTAGGTAAAATGGAGAAGTTTGTTGTGAAAGCACTGGCAAAAGAAATTACTGAATTTGCACAGGATAAGAAAGATGTGGTGGAAACCAAGGTCAAACTTATTTCTGATGCAAAGGACAAACTGCAGGAACTAAAAGACAGGTTCATCAGTCAGTCCAGCAAGAAAATGTCAGAGTCTGTTTCCAAACATTTGAAATCAGAACTTTCACAACTGCGTGAAGACATCAAGGTTGCTCGTGAGAACAACTTTGGTAGAAATATTTTTGAAGCATACGCATCAGAGTTTGCGGCTACGCATTTAAATGAAAATGCAGAGATCAAAAAGCTCAGAGACGCTGTTGCTCAAAAAGACAAGCAGTTGCAAGAAGCAACCAAGAACACTGAAGAAACTAAGCAATTAGCAGAATCAGTACAACAAGAACTACGCATTGCCAAGGACAACCAGGCTCGTGAAAAAGCAATGGGCGACCTACTTGCTCCGCTCAACGGCAAAAAGCAAGATGTGATGCGAAACTTATTAGAGAGTGTGCAAACAGATCGTTTGAATGCCGCTTTTGAAAAGTATCTTCCAGCGGTGCTTTCCGATGATGTAGTGAAGCCAAGAAAAGCGACACTCACGGAATCAGCGAAAGAAGTTACTGGAGATAAACAACCTACTGTTAAACCATTGAAAGAAGCGAAAGACAATATCGTGGACTTGAAGATGTTAGCAGGACTTAAATAGACATTATTGAGGAGAAATTAATCATGTCAGAACAACTATTAGAAAGCCGTTGGACAGAAACTAAAGATGCACTTTTAGAAGGTCTATCCGGCACAAAGAAAAATGCAATGAGTTGTATCTTAGAAAACACTAAGAGACACTTGGCAGAGGCCGCAACAGTTGGTGCCACAGGCGCTGGCAACATCGGCTCATTAAACAGAGTTATCCTTCCTGTGATTAGAAGGGTTATGCCTACTGTGATCGCTAATGAAATCGTTGGTGTGCAACCAATGACTGGTCCAATAGGTCAAATTCACACATTAAGAGTAAGATACGCAGAAACATTAAATGCAACTGGTACAGCAAATGATACCACTGCAGGTGATGAAGCATTATCTCCATTCCAGATTTCAACTGCATACGCAGGTGATGGAACGGCTGGCGATGCGGCGGCTCCAGCGGCACTTGAAGGTTCCGGTGGTAGAAAGATTTCTGTACAAATCTTAAAACAAGCAGTTGAAGCCAAAACAAGAAAGTTACAAGCAAGATGGACTTTTGAAGCGGCTCAGGATGCTCAATCACAGCATGGTGTTGATGTTGAAGCTGAATTAATGGCGGCTTTAGCACAAGAGATTACCGCTGAGATTGATCAGGAGATCCTAGCATCTCTTAGAGCACTAGCGGCAACTGAATTTACTTACAACCAAGCTACTGTATCTGGTACTGCAACTTATGTGGGTGACGAACACGCCGCATTGGCAGTCTTAATAAACAGAACAGCTAACTTAATTGCTCAAAGAACTAGAAGAGGAGCAGGTAACTTTGCGGTGGTATCACCAGCAACATTAACTGTTCTACAATCTGCTACAACTTCAGCTTTCGCAAGATCAACTGAAGGTACTTTTGAAGCTCCAACTAACACAAAATTTGTTGGTACACTAAACGGTGCTATGAGAGTATATGCTGACACTTATGCGTCAGATTCAACAGCAGTACTAGTAGGTTACAAAGGTTCATCAGAGTCTGATGCGGCGGCGTTCTACTGTCCTTACATTCCGTTAATGTCAAGTGGCGTAGTACTAGATCCATCAACTTTCGAACCAGTTGTAAGTTTCTTAACTAGATATGGTTACATCGAACTAACAAACACTGCATCATCATTTGGTAATGCTGGTGACTATGTTGGTGAGATTGCAGTATCTAACCTTTCTTTCCAATAAGAAAGCAATAGAAACAGCTACTATCCCGCAATTCAAAAAGGCCCTTCGGGGCCTTTTTTTGTGACTTGACAATCTTGATCAGATAAAGTATTATATGCCTTACAACAATCCAGAGAACCAAGTTTATGTGTGTATAGACAACTATGATTCTCCAGAAGAATTTGCAGACACACACCCAGGTTCAACCGTGTTGATGTATGTGTCAGCAGAACCTTACTCGTTGGATGGATACAGATTAAGTTTTTTCCTGGAATGCATTCGCATCATGAAACGCAGGAACCAAACACCTATACTGTTCATACACACCCACTATCGATTTAAACACATTGACTTTGGTTGCCAAACCATATACATGGATTGGTTTATCAGACACATATATCATTCATACTATGTAAGGACCACACACAGGAACACCGAATGGAATGCCAAGGCTGACGACTTCTTGTTTCTCGCAGGATCAATGGACAAACTACAAAGATGCAAACTGATGTACAAGCTACACGAATCAGGTGCATTGGACTCTGCCATATACTCCTGTCGGTACAAATCTGATCATGACGCCTATGTGCGTAGCCATGTGCCAGAGGTTGATCCATTATGGTTTGCTGAAAGGAATCGTTTGCCTGATGTACCATATGCAAAACTGGCAGAGCAATGCAAGTTCGCAGTGGTGTCAGAACATGACTTCAATGATTATGATCCACTGGAAGAAAAGTGGCACGCACAGTTTGACAACCTCAAGGGCGAGGACTGGGTGCGTTCTGACTTTGCTACATTCCTGCAACAGGTCAAAACAGAGTTTCCAGACACACATACATGGTTCCAAACAAAATACAAAAGACCTTGGATATCAGAAAAAACACTGATGCCCATAGTCAACAGACTGCCTTTCATTGTAGCAGGTGACAGGTCCATCCTGTTGAGCTTACAGGAACAAGGGTATGTGACATATGATCAGTTTTTGAAAAGACCTTATGACCTTGAAAAAAAGTATAAACGCATCTTGGCAGTGGCTGACTGTGCTACGCATTGGCTGGAACTTGCGTACAACAAAGAAATAAAACAGGCAGTGGAACACAACTATCAGAACTTCATGCGTATATGGACAGAGGACGAAGCCAATCGTATGCAGGTCTGTGAACAGCTAGGATTGGAACCAACCTATGAAAATGGCGTAAACATCGTGCCTACTAGGACATGGGGATAGCATTTTCAATCACGGGCATGATTTCATCTTTGAACTTGCCATGCCAATCCGTCTCCAGCATACATTCCTTGTTATGTTTTAGTATGGGCTTCAATGAATCCTGCACAAAATTATTTTGCATTCTGCACACATAATTAAAGTTTTGGGCAATGATCTGCCATCGCTTGTCCATGTCAGGTTCTTCATCATAAGACTCATCTATTAAAGAATCAAATGTTCTAAAGCCTAGCTCTCGCAGTTTGGCCAGATATCCTGTGCCAGTGTATACCA